CGGCCAAACTGCGGCCGCGCAACGCCATTGCGTTTTCGGTGCCCTTTAATTCGATCGTGCTGCCGTTTACCAGCTCAATCTTCAGGTCGGTTTCGTTCTTGCTCTTGATCCAGGCCTTTGGGACGAGTTTTTTCATCACCTTCCAGGCGATGTCCTTCGCCATTCGGTATGTAGGGGCGGCGTAAAAGAACGTTTCGCCCGGCCGCTCGATCGCCCCACGCAATAATTCGATACATGACAGGTAGCTTTTGCCGAAGCGGCGGCCAGCAACCAGCACACGGAAGCGTTTGCGGCTGCCAAACACCTCGCCTTGGGCCCAACGGAGCGTTAATGCTGGCGATTCGGGCATTTAGTGGCCATTTTTCTAGCGGGTACCCTGCAGTGTATTACAAGAATCGCAACACTACCCCCAGGTGTGTAACAGAAGAAGGAGATGGGAATGTACCAGTAGGTTCCCTGGGACCCGTTACGGCACCGCCCAGATCCCGAACCCTCCCCCTGGGGGTCAGTGGTACTGCCGTACTAGCCCGCGAGTGCCCGGCGGACGGTAGTACGGCTGCACTGCAGGTGATCAGCGATGCGCTGCTGGGTCCAGCCGTAGGACCGAAGCCGGCGTGCACGCTGGGGCCGGGACTCGCTGGCCCAGAGCAGGATCAGCAGCGGGAGCAGGAGCAGAGCGGCGATGGCCGCTAGTGTCGTGGTTGCCATGGGTTGGTATCCCTGGGTGACTCTGTCAGTGTAACACAGTAGGCCGCGCTAGACGGCCATGCTGTAACACACTGTAACGTGGTGGGTTTGTACTAGTCCGCCGGAACCGTGGCGCCGATCGCCAGGCCCCCAGCCGCGAGGGCCACGGCGAGGGGCAGGTTAGCGGTGGACGTTGCGAGGGCCAGCAGAACGAGAGCGGCGATGGTCCGTTTCATGGCGTGGTGTGCCTGAACTACCCTCACACAATAGCGACGCCTGGGGCCGCGTCGAGGTCGCAGCGTCCCAGGCTTCACACTCTGTAACACTCGCAGTGGATCAGGCCTGCCGCTTGTCCTCAACCGTGATCTGCAACGCCGGCGCCTGGGCCGCCAGGGTTTCCGGCGCAACCTCGCCGACCACCGCGCCAAGGTCTCGCATGAGTAACTGTGCAGAGCCGATCTGCCCTTTGCGGATCGCCGCATCGATTGCGCGCAGTCGCATCCCTTGAAGTCGTGAGACTATCGACTCTCTATCTTTCTTCCAATCCTGCTCGTTCCACTGTGAGACTGCTTCCCAGTCGCGCCAGGCTGTAGCTTCAGCTATAGACTCACGATCCGCGTGGTCGAGAACAAGTTGCCGAACCGTTAAACCGCTGAGTTGCCGCTTATAAAGCCGCTTCCGCCGCTCTTCAATCACGGCATCTGGGTTGCGCTTCCCGTAAGGCCTAGGCCTTTTCTCTACAGTCTCCGGAAGATCTTCCGGAACCACGTTGTTAGCTTCCGGCTGATCCATCACTGTTAAACTCTCCGGCTTTGGTTCAATCATAGGCCCACACTAAAAAGGGCGGCGCTGTTGCCGCCCCGTAGGGTCTGGGGTGTGCCAGTCAGTCCCCGTACCAGAACAGTCCGGCGAACCACTCAAGCCAGTCCACTTTGCTCTCGGGGTGATCAGTCCAGGGGATGCCCCAGTCTTGATACTGCAGTTGCGGCCTGTAGGGTTCCAATCGGTGGTCTAAGTCGCCGATGATGCGGACTGCCGGGCCGCCAGTCGCTAGCAGTATCTCAAACTGGCCGGGCTCAAAGTCCGAACCGGGAGCGTGCCAGTCTGAACGGACTAGGACAGACAGGGGCAGTTCCCGCGCATACTCCATGACTGCCTCGCCGATACTGTCGCGGGTAGCGTCAAGGTCCCAGCCCTGATCAGCCGCAAATGCTGCGGACGCTGGGGCTAGGTCTTCAATGCTCCAGTCCCTAGCACTGGCAAACATCGCCAGATCATAGAGAGCCTCGATAGTCTGCATGGCACCACGGGCGGCAAAGAAGGCGGCCCGGTGCTGGTCGGTCAGTGTGGCTGTTGTCATGGTGGTTTGCCGTGGTGGGGCTTGTGTGCAATGGTAAGGCCTGAACCGGCCGGCCGTCAAACAGACCAGCTGAGATAGATCCTGTCATCATCACCAACGTAGGCGCCGATGGGACCTTGGGCCCGTGCCAGCTCCTGCATGGTTTCGCAGCAGTTGTACTCTGGCCCCGGCATCCACCGATCCATCATGCTGACGCCATGGCCGTCTCGCGCCAGAACGTAGCAATGCTCGACACGGTCGCCTAACAGATCTTCGAGGCTCAGCTCACCTAGTCCGTATTCCAGCAGGCAGCCATCGGCCAGATCACGCCAGCTGTAGTACTGATCAGACAGGGCCTGCATGTCTTCACGCCATGCCGCAGTCTGGTCATGATTCCGGTCTAAGGGTTCGCCAGCGTCGTCAGTGCTAGCCCATAAGATCGTCTCCCATAAGGCAGCGTCAACCATGCTGGGGCGCCAGCCGGCAAACTCTGCCGGGTGAACAGTGCGACCTTTCATGATGCGTCGCCGTAGGGTTTCAGGTTGAGCCAAGAGCGGACCCGATCGACGCGACGGGTGACAGAGTCGACGCCATAGCGGCGCCAATGCCTCTCTTGCGCTGTCCCATGCGAGCTGTAGCGGTACGCTGCCCACTGCCATAGGGCCATGGCCTGCTGACGCTCCAGTCCCTGTAACTGCGTTGTGATCTGCTCCCAGCTCATCCCCACAAAACGCTGGGGCCTAAGCCGTGGTTCCCTGTATGTCATGGCGTGGTAGGCCTAACGACTCACACAGTATGGGCCCCAGCCCTGCCCACACTCTGCCGTTGTTGTGATACTTAACAGTCTGGCCGGCTGGGTTGATCGTGCTGCTACTGTGCAAGGGTTCACATAGGCTCACCTTGCCATGAACCAATCCCTCGGATACCTGCAGCGGCACATGCTGCAGTTCTGCCAGAACCACCCCGGGCCCCATACCATCGCGCCAGACCGCGAAACCGTACGGGTTGCGCGATCGCTCCAGCGTCGCGGACTGCTGCACGTCACAGACTGCGGCATGGCAACAGCAACAGGCCGCCCCGTGCTGATGGTCTCGCTGGCAGGGGAGGCGGCCTGATGTTCACCAGTCAAAAGGAGCGGCAACAGGCCGCAGCAGATGCCCGCGAACTGCTGCGCGAGCAGATCCGCAACGAAAAGCGCCAGTTACGGGACCTGCGCTATTGCGCCGAGCGCTCGACCTTGACCGCTGCAGAATGGCGGGATCTGCTGACGCTGCACCAGCAGCACGGTAAGGAAGGAATCCGCGAGCTTTGGGAATCGCTGATCCCATACTGGGAGGCTTGCCAGATGGTCAACCGGGGCGAGGCTTGCCCCAGTGATCTCAAACCGGCAGGCCTGAAATTATCCGCACAAAATGCGCGCACAGAACCGCTAACGCGTCCCAAGCCTGGAGCACCGCGTAAAGCCCGGACCGATAAGGGCAAAGCTCGCCTCAGCTACAAGCCACGCTCCAGGCAAACCGCCTAAGTGATCACAGCCAACACCGCGGGGTTCCGGTTCGCCGGGATCCCGCTTTGCTGCGCACCAGGGTGAGACTCATGAGACACACCCCGAGACACCGTGGCCGGTCTGGCCGTCTACGCCCCAAGCACCAAGGCAACTACCGGAAATACCGGTGTTTAGGTGTTGGTGCTAGCCATGAATGGGTTTTAGCGCTTTACACAGTAAGCGGGGCTGCTAATGCTCCAGCCCAAGGGACATGTACCAGCCCTTTGAATGGCGGGGCGGCTTGAATGGCTTGCCGGGATGCAGTAGCCGGCCGATGAGTACCAGCCAAGGGGGCAGGTGCCGGTTTTGATGACGGGCGGGGTGGTCAGAAGTACCAGGCTAAGAATCACGAGGCTTCGAGCTTCTCGAAGTACTGTACTACTCTAGCCATGAATGATTCCTCTGCGTCGGCGAGCTCGCGAGCCGACATTGAATGGACATTGGGGGCACCACAGCGGCGGGCCAGGACGACGACTGCTCCAGTGGGCTGGAGGCCTGTGAGGTGTTTCAGGCCGAGGCTGTAGGCCCCGCACTGGTCGATGTATGAATGGCCCGGCGGGAGGCGTTCCAGGCCGTCTTCGTCGGTGGTGGTTTTGCGGCCCACGCTGGTCTTCCAGTCGGCTAGCACCAGCTCGTTGTTCTTCATGCCGATCAGGGCGTCGCAGGTTCCAGCGAAGCCAGCTGGGTGATGAATGGAAAACTCCGAGGCGAAAATTTCGGTCGTGTTAGCGACGATCCAGTCGGAGAGGCCGCGTGCATAGCCTGAGGCGCTCCAGCCAACTCTAGGGACGGTGGGGCGGACTTTGGTCAGGGCCCACTGAGTGATCTTGGGCGGGATGCGGGCCAGGCCGTCAGAGTCCCAGCTGATGGCGTTGCGCTTGTTGGCGGTGTTACGTGCCAGTTGCTGGGCGGTTTTTAGGAGATATTCGGCCTGTGAATGGGCCATGTTGCCTCGGGTGGCGGCAACGTTGCGCTGGGTGGTGGCCTCTTCGGGTCCCAGGCGGGCGATCCAGCGTTCCAGTCCTGTTGTATCGCTTGTTTCCTTCAGGATGTGTGTAACACTATGGTAGATAGTACCGTTTGCGTCTCGGTAGACGCGGAATGGGCCAGAGTTGTCTTGTACCAGCCTCCATTTACGTAGTGATGCCAGTACGTCTTGGGTATTGGAGGCCATGCAGATACTCTTTCCCATCTGGATTCTACTACCTAGTGTCAAGCTCGGCGTGGCAATAAGAAGCCCCGGTCTTACACAGCGCACGGGGAACGCTGAAGCCGGGGTAAGTGATAACTCCAGTGTTATCAGACAGCCTTGAAGGGGTTGCCGCCGGTCATCAGGCGGCTGATGTCGAAGCCTTCAGCTTTGGCTTCAATCCACGCAGAATCAACATGCTCTTGGCTGCCTTTCTTGCGGGGGACAGGGCGGACCGTGTACTCCGTCGTAAGGCCCGAGCCTTTCTTGCTAATCGTGAAGTCCCAGGCAAGCAGGTCCTCGTAGTCCTCCATCTGGGAGATCTGGTCGATTTCCTTCAGAATGGACTTCTGCGTGATCTGCAGGACTTGGACTTTGCCGGACTCGTAGTTGTAGACCGGGACCGCAATGAAGAACTTCAGGTCGACGGTGCCGGGGCCGCCACGGCCTTCGCGTGCTTCAAAGTCGCCCAGCTCCACCGTGACGTCCTCGGGGGTGGGTTCTTGCTCGAAGCGGAAGGGCTTGGACTGGCCGGCGCATTGGCCCCAGACTTCGTAGCCCTCCAGGGGCTCGTCCGAGAGCAGTGCGAAGCGGACTGAGCCGCCGTCAGGAAGTTTGGAAAGTTGCAGGTAGCCGCCGCCGCTGCCCGAGCTGTTGACGTTGGCTGAAGCAGTCTTGGAAAGAAATGCCATGGTGAATGGTCGGTTTGGATGGTCGCCGGGTGGCAACTCTCATACAGTAGCACGGGGTTGCCTGGATGGCTACCATAGAAAAATGCCCCAAGGCTGCCGGCCTCGGGGCACACTCAAAACTTTCACTGTAGGAGTCTAACATCGTGTCGCATGAGACGCAAGAGCTTCTGGCATTTGTGCGCCAGTTGCCTGTCGGATTGGCGTATGCGCCCATTTACCGGAAAGATGCGCTGCTCCAGTCCGGGAAGGTCAGCAAGGGCAAGACGCCGCTGGAACGGTCGCATCACGTCGTCATGGATCCGGCGGATGTCGCGTTGCAGATCGAGCGCAAGCCGGAAGTGTTCCAGGCGGTTGGTGTGTTCACTGGGGCGAGGAGCAACGGCCTCGTAATCCTTGATGTGGACAGGAATCTCGCCAGATTGAAGAGCAAGTGGTGCGATTCGCTCGACGGTGCTCCAGTCGTTACGTCCACCAAGGCCAATGCGGCGAAGTACCTGTTTCGCGTCCCAGA